GTATTTTTGATTTAACAACATCATAATAAATAAATAAGGTAGGGGGAGTTATCCCCCTATCTCAATTAATTTTTGTTTGGTCTTTGAAGTCATTCATTGGCGGAACGAAGCAAATAAAAGGATAAACAATGAGAACACTTAACGATTACTTTATAACAGTAAAAATGACAGACGTTTCAACTTCTGGATCTGTATTTGTAGCAGTACCAGATGGCGGAACTGTAATTAAAATTATGTCAGTTATAGATGGCGCAATTGGTACTGCGGATGCAGTTATCACACCTTCAATTGGTGGCACTAATATAACTAACGGAGCTATAACCATTACACAATCTGGTTCTGCGGCAGGTGATGTTGATACATCAGCACCAACGGCTGCGAATAGTGTTGTTGAAGGAGATAGCATCAAACTTACAACTAATGGAGCATCTACAAACACTATAGCTGCTACATTTACCATCATCATTAGAAGATAAAACTTTGGGGGTTAATCACCCCCAAAACAACTACAGGAGAAAACAATATGCCAATGGGTAAGGGAACGTATGGATCTAAAAAAGGCAGACCATCAAAAAATAAAAAATCAAAAAAAAATAAAAAAATGAAACCAAAAAAGGGTAGATACTAATGAGTTTTAATTACGGACTAAGACCAACAACTGTCCAGATGTTAAATTCATCTGGTACATCTTCACAATCAAGTGCATTTGGTGATTATACTTACTATGTAAGAATTTGTGCAGATGCAGATTGTCATATTTTATTTGGAGCAAATCCTACAGCTACATCTAGCAGTATTTTTATAGCTCAAGATCAGCCAGAAGTATTTAAAGTTTCTCCTGGTGAAAAGGTTGCAGCTATTGGATCGTCTAATGTTTCTATTTCTGAACTAAGTGCGTAGTGGCAAAGCGAAAGTTTGTTCACTTTGTACCAAGACCAAAACCTAAGAAATTAAGAAAACATAAGAAACGATTAAATAAATCTGAAAAAAGAAATAAAAAATTAACTAGATATAAAGGGCAAGGTAGAGTTTGAAAAAGTACAGCACAGAAACTAATGGATTGATAACAGATGTTTTCCATGAAGGAGAAAACTCCGTTGTCCATGAAAGAAAAATGGATCACAAACCTGTGCTTGACCATAATAAAAAACTTTATACTCAAAACGATGGGTACTCAGCTTCAAAAGAATTAAAAAGAGTGGCATCAATACCTATTCTAGTTTTAGAAATTTGGGCTAAAGAATATAATCAAGACCAAAATAAAGGTAATTGGTTTGCATTACCCAAAGATGTTCAAACAAAAATTTTAAAAGAAAAATTAAACAGTTCTGATTATAGATATTTTAGAACTGCACCAGGTAAATTATAATGGCATTAAGTAATTATACAGAATTAAAATCAACAATTGCAAATTGGTTAAATAGGTCAGACTTATCTAGTGAGATAGCTGACGATTTTATCAAACTTACAGAAGCAGATTTTAACTCAAAATTAAGAATTAGAAAAATGATTACTCAAGTTTCAATAACTATTGATAGCGAAACTGAGAGCTTACCTGCTGATTTTTTGCAAGTAAGAGATTTTTATATAGAAAGTGGCAGTAGAAAATTTGCTTTAAGATATATGACACCTTCACAGATGGATCAAACTAAAGGTACATCTAATACTGGCCTACCTTTAGCTTATACAATTCTTGGTGATACTTTTAGATTTATGCCAAGACCTGATGATGATTATACAAGTAGATTAAATTATTATAAAAAAATTCCTGCTTTAACTAGTTCAAATACAACAAATTTTATTTTAAGTGATCATCCTGCAATATATTTGTATGGATCATTATTTCATGCAGCAAATTTTTTAGGTGGTTACAATCCTCAACAAGTTCAAACTTGGCAACAAATGTTTGCAACAAGTATGGAAAGACTTGAGCAAAACGATAGAGAAGATCAATACTCAGGTTCACCATTACAAGTAAGATCAGAAGATACTGTAGCTTCACCATTTAAATCTGTTCACACAACAACAACTAGCTCAACTTAATTATGCAATTACCTTTTGGAGAATGGCTGCCAGACCAACCTGACTATTTAAATCCAGGTGCTACTGTTGCAACCAATGTATTTTCTGCGCAAACAAGTTATAAACCTTTTAAGGGTTTAGTATCTTATAGTTCTAACAATATAGGACAAAATGCTAAAGGAGCAGGAAGTTTCAGAGATAATACTAATACAGTATTTAATTTTGTGGCTAACAAAGACACAATATTTCAATTGGATAGCGGAACTTTTACGGAAAGAGGAGCAGGTAATAAATTAATTAATAATTCTTTTGCAACCTGCACAATAACTGTTTCTGATCATGCAAATATAGGTGCAGGTAAAACTATAACTTTAAAAAAAAATGATGGTACGACTGTTGTATTTACTTCGGTTACAGGAACACCATCAACTAATCAGTTTCAAGTACAAACTGATAATAATACGACTGCCACAAATTTAAAAAATACAATAAATGGTCATGCTGATTTTTCAGCAACAGTTTCAGATGCAGTTGTTACAGTTACAAGAGCAGCAATTGGAAATGAAAATTTAACCAATGTTTCAAGTGATACTGCAAGATTAACAGTTACCAATTTTACTGGTGGAACACCTTTAACTGGTTCGGATATTGATTATATTACCTTTAGACAATTTGGTAATTTTGTAATTGCAAGTAATGGTGTTGATCAACCACAATATTTTGAAATGGGAACATCAACAGCTTTCAAAAATTTATCTACAATAGCAACATCAGGCTCACCACCAATTTTTAAAGTGAGTGGTGTTATAAGAGATTTTTTAGTTACAGGAAATATTGTTGGTAATAAAAACAGAGTTGCTTGGTCAGGACTTAACGATATTGCTACTTGGGAAGCAGGTGTAAAATCAAGTGATACTCAAGACTTACCTGGTTCTGGTGGTGAAGTAGTTCACATAACGTCTGGTGAGGTTGGTTATATATTTAGACAAAATCAAATAGTTCGTATGGACTTTGTTGGTGGTAATGTTGTATTTAGATTTTCAGTAATATCACCGAATAGAGGTGCTGTGTATGGACAAAGTGTTTGTCAAGATAATAGACAAATATTTTTCTATGCAGACGATGGATTTTTTCAAATTAATGGTGATCAGGTTATTCCAATAGGAGCTGAAAAAGTAAATAGATTTTTTGATCAAGATTTAAATAAAGCTTTTTCAGACAGAATATCTGCATCAGTTGATCCATTTAATACTTTGGCCATTTGGTTATATCCATCTATCAACAATGCAAACACAACAGGAATTTGCGATAGATTATTAATTTATAATTATGTTACTCAAAAATGGACAATTGCAGAAGTAAAAGCATCACAAATATTTCCTCAGTTTGTCGTTATTGATACTGTTGAAAAAATGGATTTAATATCGCAAAACTTAGATAATATTAACTATGCACTTGATACACCTTTCTGGGAAAGTGGATTTTTAAATCTTGGTGCAATTGACGAAAATTTCAAAGCAGCTATTTTTTCTGGACAAAATTTAGAAGCAGAACTTGAAACAAAAGAGTCTGAATTAATAAAAGGTTCAAGAGCTAATATCTTAGGTATTAGACCTTTGGTTGACTCTACGGCAAATGTTGTAATTCAAACAAGAGATAGATTAGCAGATAAAGTTACATCAAGTTCAAGTGTAAGCATGAATAGTACAGGTATAAATCCAGTAAGACAATCAGGTAGATATTTTAGAGCTAATGTAAAAATACCACAAGGATCAATATGGAATAATGCACAAGGTATTGATTTAGAAGCTGTGCCTGGAGGTAATAGATGAGTGATAAAGTTGATATTGATAATATTAGATATTCATTTGAAGCAAATGAATTATTTCAAAGACAAGTAGAAGAAGCAGTAAATACATTAATAAATAAAAATAATAACGAAAGCAATAAAGCTTTTAGTTGGTTTATGAACTAGGATAAATATGACATCAAACATTAAAGATTATTCAACAACACAAGCAAACAATACAACATTAAATGGTATTAGTGTTGCAGAAGGGATGTTACCTTCAAACCTAAACAATGCTTTAAGAGCATTGATGAAGAATACAAGAGACTGGTTTAATGATGCACAATGGATAGAATTTGGGGATGGATCAGGAGCATTTACAGCTACATTTGTTTCATCAACTTCTTTTAAAATAGAAGGAGCAGATGTTACTTCAACATATCATGCAGGTCGTAGAGTAAAACTTATAGCAGCAACACCTGGCACAATATTTGGAACTATAACAAGTTCATCTTTTTCAACAGACACAACCATAGTAGTTTCATTTGATAGTGGTAGCTTATCCAATGAAGCTATATCAAATGTTTATATAGCAGCATTATCAAAAACTAACGACTCATTACCTACTGGAATTTCAGCAACTAAATTAGCTGATGGAACTGTTTCAGATACAGAATATCAATTTTTAAATGGTGTAACAAGCGCAATACAAACTCAGTTAGATGCAAAACAGGCTACAATAACAGGTGGCGCATCAACTATTGCTACATCAAACTTAACTGCATCAAAAGCATTACAATCAAATGCATCAGGCAAGGTAGAAGTTAGTACTGTAACATCAACCGAACTTGGCCATGTATCAGGTGTAACATCAGCAATTCAAACTCAATTAAATGCTAAACTTACAGCAGCAAGTAACTTGTCAGATGTTGTATCAGCTTCTACAGCAAGAACAAATTTAGGTCTTGCTATTGGATCTGATGTTCAAGCCTTTGATGCACAACTTAGCGATGTTGCAGGATTAACACCAACTGACAGTAATTTTATTGTAGGTGATGGTTCAAATTTTGTAACAGAAACAGGAGCAACTGCCAGAACTTCTTTAGGACTTGGAACAATTGCAACTCAAGCTGCTAGTAATGTTTCAATATCTGGTGGATCAATAACTGGATTAGGTTCTCCATCTGCATCAAGTGATGCTGCAACAAAAAATTATGTTGATGGTTTGGTTACAGGTTTAAAAACAAGAATTATAGTAAGAGCAGCAACCACAGCCAATATAGATTTAACACAAGATTTACAAAATGGTGATACATTAGACGGATTAACACTTGCAACAAATGACAAAGTTTTGGTTAAAAATCAAACTAATCAAACTCAAAATGGTATTTATGTAGTTGTCTCTAGTGGTACATCTACAAGAGATCCTGATTTTGATACTGTAGCTGAATTAGCAGGTCAAATGATTATTGTTAAAGAAGGATCAAACAATGCAGACACTTTTCATTTATGCACAACTGATAGCGGAACAATCGGTAGTGCAAACATAACATTCACACAAGTAACTCCATCAGGAGGTGGAACTGTTACTCAAGTTATTGCTTCAACAGGTTTAACTGGCGGTACAATAACAACAACTGGTACTATTGCTGTAGATGTTGGAACAACTGCAAGTAAAATAGTTCAACTTGATGGATCAGCTAGACTTCCTGCTGTTGATGGAAGTCAATTAACAAATTTACCTGCAACTGGAGCGACCGCAGGATTCGCTGTTGCGATGGCAATAGCACTTTAAAGGAGGATAAATGGCTCAAGATTTTGAAAGAATATTTAAATCATCAATTTCTAATAATTCTGGATCTCCGACTACTATAACAACTGCAAACTCAGATGATGCAATTATTGGAATTAGATGCGTAAATAAATCTTCATCTGCTGTAACAGTAACAGTACAAATAACAGATAGTGGATCAACTACTTATAATGTTATTTCTGCTGCACCGATACCAGTTGGCGGATCTTTAGAATTAATAGATGGCGGAAGCAAGATTGTTTTGCAAACAGGGGATGTTTTAAAAGCATTCGCTGATACTGCTTCTGCTGTAGATGTTTTAACAAGCATAGTAGATTCAATTAGTACATAAGGAGATAAAAATTGTCTTATATTGGAAATATACCTGGAGAAAATTTTATTAGTTTTGCAAAACAAAACTTTACAATTGTTAATTCTCAAACTGCATACACATTAGATTTTGCTGTAGCAGATGAAAATGAAATTAGACTTGTAATAAATAATGTTGTTCAAGAGCCTGGAACTGGTAAAGCATATACTGCATCTGGTACAACACTTACACTTTCTGCTGCACTAACGAATGGTACAGATGAAATGTATTGTGTGTTTTTAGGTAAAGCTAGAGAAACTGTAACAGTACCAGATATTACAAGAGATAAATTAAATTTAATATCAGATGCTTCTAATCCAAGTCTAATTGCAAAAGG